CGGTCATATTTCCCACCCATGCAGCAGTAGGTGTCGCCATTGAGTATGATGGCAGCATTCCGCTTGACGGCTTCGTCTAAATGGTTTTTCAGCAAGCCTCTATCGCAATGAGGATTGTCCCAATGCAGGTCGCTGACAAGTAAGAACTCCTGCCCTGATTGGCAGGTTACTTCGTGGATATTTCGGGTATGCTTGGTGGCTGGTAGGATCATGAGAGGTTTTTAAGTTTGGCATTCTCGGCTTGGAGGGAGTGGATGGTATGTTCCATTTCCTCAAGTCGTTGACGCAAACTTACGACCTCATTGCGAAGTTGTGTTAATTCTTTGTTTTGGGACTCGCTGGTAGCCTGCCACATAGCGAGGACCGCTTGGGCTTGCCTGACTTGCAGGGAGTCCGATTCGACACGGCCTTTGGTGAACCAAGCGACCGCCCCACCGACGATTGCTGCAACGCTCCCGACGATGGTGGTTTCTATCAGGTTCACTCCTTACCCTTTGTTTTATCCAAGGCCATCCAACCTACTGAAAGCAAGGTCAATACGGAACCGATAATTTCGGTAAGAGTGGCTGCATCGATGATGCCTTTGGCGACAAGGGTTCCACCGATGAAGGTTAACAGGTGGCGAAGGAGAGCGATGACTGCTGATTTCATAAAAGGGAGTTTTGGGGTTTCGGGTGTTTCGGGGTTGCGTTTGCGGAATAATCTCATTTGGTCTTGGGTTTGTTGGCGTTGTAGTCGGCTTCGTATTGTGCCTCCCAACCTGCAAAGGCGTGGACTCCGCAGGGCTTGGGCCAAGTTTCGTACTGGGTAGCCTCTTCGGGTGCGTCGCCTTCCCAAAGGATGTCGTAGGCAATGAACTTGTCCAAGACCCCAAGGTCAACCGCAGCGGTCGTGCCTGTGCATAGAGCCAGCACCTTGTCAGCGTTGGCCTGCTTGGGGAATGCGTACTTGCGGAAGGTAGCCATCGTTACAGGGTTGCAAGCGATTGGAGTTCAGCGTTGGTGAGTCTTGTGGTGTATAGCGCAACCGCACGGATGCGGTCGTTGAAATAAGGCACGCCACCAACAGTTTCGCCTAAACTTATGACGTTGAGGCCGTTTACAGGAAAGTTGGTTGAGTTACTGCTTGTCAAAACTGCTGCTCCGTTAATGCTCATGGCATACTCCCCGTTCTTATACCCAAAGGCTACTTTGTAAATCCCTGCGGAGGCTGCTGGCGAAGTAAATAAAGTCGCAGCCCCTGAAACATTTACCGCTTGAACTAATACACCAAAATTTGCGGCTTTTCTTATTCGGAAATTCTCATTACTTGAATTTCCAACTATAATTGCAATAGACGCAATGGCTCTGCTAAAATCTAATTCTGCGTAAATTGTCCCCTCGGTCTGCCCGATGCATCCGCTGGCCGTTGATAGGTTTATCACGTCTGCGTTGCGGGTTACAGGTGCGGTGGTTGTTGTGGAGATGGGCGATGTAGCAACAGGGCCAACCTCGCCTTGTGTAAAGTCCACCTCAATCACGTCGCCACTCACGGCCATTCGAATGCCGATTGTTCCACTTGCAACCGTTTGAGCAGCACAAGCAACTTGCGTGTAAAGGCTTGAAATTGTAACCGTAGTCCAGTTCGTTCCTCCGTTGGTTGTTAATTCGATGGCCCCCGTACCCGTTACCCTGCGAATGTATGCCGAAAAAACACGGCTCTGCGATGCGTGAGATAAGGCTTGGAGGACCGTTCCACTTGCAGCGGTTGCGGTTATTGTCGTGGCTCCTGATGCAACTCCATCTGCACCAACGGCATTCTTTGCGGTTGTTACAGTAGTTCCTGACCAAACGGCATTTGTTAAATCTCGGCTATGCAGGGCCAAGTTCTGCGCACTCGGCTCCACCAACAACGCAGGGCAGCCAGCCGTTCCTCCGCTGGTGTAGTAATCCAAACGAGGAATCCCCGAAGCCATCGACTCAATCAAGCCGTTTGCATTCACACGGGTCGCAGTCGTGTTTCGGGTTACGTTAAAGTCGCCTGACGCACCAAGGACCAAACCACCCGAAGTCGTAGCGACTGGGGTGTAAAGTTTGCCTGTCTTAAAGCGTGCAGGAACGAGGATTAGCGATGGGGTCGGCATTGTTAGAAGTTGAAGATTGCAGCGAATCGTGTGAACAAGCAGCCATTCACGGCAGCCTCGGCAGCGGTAGCCCCGTCAGCCGTAGCCCTTGAATTAAAGGCGTTCCAAGCGGTCAAGGCAGGGCTGCTGCCAAACTGCATCGAGCGAGGATAGCCGTAACCGTAGCCTATCAGCATTACAGGAATGTGTAACCGATGACGGAACCTGCGCTTGGAGTAACGGCAGTAATCTTGCCTCCGTTGCGTCCTGAAATCACGATACCAGCGGATATGGATGCGCCCGACAAGTTGTAAGCGGTTATCAGGTTCTCACTTCCAGTTCCAGTAAGGGTTGTAAATGTGGCAGCGGCGTTGACTACCAAGAAGTCGTAAACTTTACCGCTTACGGCTCCGTTGATAAACTCCATCGTACCGCCCTGTCCGAGCATTTGTTGCAATATGGGTGTAGGCATTTTTTAGCGTTTAATTGTAAATGTCTTTTATGTGGGAATTTCACAAACGGAGTGAGAGTATGGAATCTCAAAAGTCATCGTCGCCTGCCACCCTGCCGTGCGGTCATCCCGGCTCTCTACGAAGCGGGTAAGCGATACGCTGGATGAGAGGGTCCAGTCCTCGTTCGGGTCGTTTGTAAGGGCTGATATGAAGTCCTGTGCTACCTGCAGTTGGTCGCTTAGGACCTCATCCTCGTTGTCCTGCCAACCCAGCGTAGGGCTGCCCGAAACCACTCCGCCCATCGGCTTAATGGACTCAACACGGTCAGAAAAGTAAACCCCAACCACCAAGTCCAAAGTACCAGCGTCAGTAGTTGCTGACTGAACATCCGCAAAAACGAGCGGATAGACGATTCGCTCACGGCTTGGGGTTCGAAGGTTGATGGTGTTGTCCGTGCCGATTGCAAGCGGGTCGCCCGTCCCGAAGGAGTTTACTTGCGGGTGGTTGTTGGCAAGGTCCAAGAGAGCCTGCTTGATTTTTATCCAAGACATAGTTTTGCAGTTTCAGTATGTTCTTCTTGTGTGCGCCCATCGTTAGCAGTCGTTACACGCCCCGAATTGTCCGTAAGGGTAGGGGTAGTCAAGGTTGCTGATTCCCATCCTCCTGTTGCGGTCCAAGACCATCCCGGTTCGGTAGTTGGTTGCGTTCGGGTAGATGGTGTCAAGAGCAGACGGAGGTGAGTTCCAAAGAGGATAGGCGTTGCGGTTCTCCATGAGGTAGCGGGTAATGCGTTCGGAGTACCACTCGGCATCGTTCTTGACCTTATCCGTGAGCCGTGTGATTTCCTCCATGCTCATTTGCGAGGACTCTTCGCTCGTTCTACGGACCATCCCCTTGTTCATGTACTTGAAGGCCAACACCATTGGCAACTCGTAGTAAAGCCATTGAATCATTGCAGGCTGAATGTAGTCCTCCAAGAGCGTTTGGTTCAGGGCAGACGTTGAACCGCTGACGACCTGCGTAACCAATTCCCCATACAACGGAGAGCCAACGATGGGCTGAATCCGCATCTCCTGCACCTTGACAACCGTAGGACGTATCTGGGTGTAGGATACGTTCTCGTTGATGATGCTATTGTCGAGCAGCGTTTCTTCGCTTATGAATAGTGCCTTCATGCCTTGCTGATTTTATTGCCTTTGCGGATTACCAACTGCTGCTCCCATACGTGCCTGCATTGCGGCCGATTCACTCCGCTGGGCGTGTGATACCAACCGCCCCTGCGATTCCAAACGGAGTAGCCCATGATTGCAGAAATCCCGTCGATGTCCTCCCTCGTGTAAACCTTGCCCTGCCCGGCCAAGTCCAGCATGACCTTGCAGAACTCACGGCTGGAGCCTTTGTCCTTGTTGCTGAAACCTGTGGCCCATGCGTACTTGTAGCGGACCTCCAGTACAGGCTCTGCAACTTCCTTCACGTTCTTTGGCAGGTTTTGCTCGGCTATCTTGTCCACGGCCCTGCTGATTGGGTAGCGGTCTTTTGTGATTAGGTAGGCGACTCGCTTGGCAACCTTCGCCTTGCTCACTCCGAACTCCTTTGCCATTTCTTCAACCGATGCGTCCCGGTTCTTTTTGCGGTAGGCTTCAATCTTGAGGTCCAATTCTTTTTCTTCTTCGCCCAGTTCGGCAAAGGCCAAGCGGATGTTTTCGTCTATGTTGGAGTCAAACCGCATTGGCTTGGAGTGCATGACGTGGTAATCGTCTGCATGGCTTCCAAACTTACTTGCAACCACTTCCAAGACCTTGAATTCTTCCTCGCCCCATCCGTAGTCCTCGTCGTCATCTTGGCCCCAAGTCGGTTCGCTGAACTCTTGGGACTGAACGCCCAGCATCGTGTCAATCTCTTGAGCAGACAGGCCGAATCCAGCCGAGAGCATAGTCCGAGCCATCTCCAGCGTGATTTTGTCCTGCATATACTGCCTGACGATTCGCATGAGGTTTTGGTACTCACGGCCCGATAGTTTCTTGATGTTGTCGTTGCTCGACAACTGCTCCACGGTTTGCGGTTGCTCGTCGGGTTGGGGATTAGGTCCAACCACGTCGGCAGGTTTCTCCAAGGGTTGCAGGCCTGCCTTTTCCCGAAGTTCGTCTTGGGTCATTATCTGCAACAGGGCTTGTTCGCTTAGTCGCTCCGTGATAGGCTCTACGGGGATCAGTTCCATACCCTCAACGCCATTGAAGGATCCCAAGTAGTTGATCATCCGCTCCACTTTGCGGACCCGGTCGTTGACGTAGGTGGCCTTGAATAGTTCGTAGGCCTCGACTAATTCAGTCCTTCCTCCGAGTTGGCCCTCGGTTTTGACACCGAATAACGCTGGATTCGTTACACGATGTGCGATGAATATCTCTTGCTGGATTGATTTGTTTAATACCTCGAACTGCTTATCCATATCGGACGGAGTGAGCGGTTCAAGTGTCGGGGCATTCGCTGCTTCATCGTTGAAGGTTACAACGAAGCGACCAGCGTTGTCGGTTCCCGAAAACTTACGCTTGATTTGACGCTCGATGTCGCCCTGTTCTTCGGGGGTCGGGATGCCGTTGTTAAAGTTTATCAAGTAACCGCCCCAAAAGTTGTTGCGGAGGTTGTTGTTGTGGAAGTTCGCCACCTGTACGTCTGCTTCAATCCAAGCGTTCCCCCCGATGTATTCGGGGAGCGGGTAGTGCTTCACGCCTGCTGCATAGACCCGATAGTAGAACAACTGCTTTCCGAGGCGATTCTCCGGGTCGAAGGCAGGGATTTTCTCGATGTCCCCGACCTTGGGGAACAACTGCATCATGTCGTCGTTGTACCAGTCAGCCACCTGAAACATCTTCTCCTCCTTGTCCACCCTGATTTTCTCGAACGGGATGTGTTCCATCTTGGCGATGGTCCCAAGTTTGGACCAAGTAACCGCAACCGCAAAGCCGTTGAAGATTTCCAAGTCAAGGACCAGTTTCTCCGTGATATCGTTGAGGTCCTCCGTGCTGGAAAGTCCGTCAAAGAACTTGATGAATCGGGCTTGCTGCTCCACGGTCAAGTCATCTCCTGCCTGCCATCCACCGCCCATGATGTAGTTGACCTTACCATTCACGATAGCGTTGTGCTTGCTGCTCCTGCGATAGTTGTCAAGCAGGTAGTAGGGGTATTCGTTGGCAAAGCCGTAGGTGATGTATTTGCCGGAGCGGTTCTCCAGCATCACGGGGACCTTATGTTCTATCCCAAGCCATTGGGTGAAGTGTTGAGTAGATTTATTACTCATAGCGTATGAACTGTGAATGAAAGGGCCGAAATTGAGATACTTGCACCGCTATCGATTGCGTTGACGTAGATGGTGAACTCATCGTTGACCGCACCCGTAACGTAAGCCTCCGTGTAAATCGCATGGCCGTTCGTGTGAGCCGTTGTGATGTCAGTCATTGACTGGTCAATCGTTGTGCCGTTCTTGGCGATGTAAACCTTGACTTGGTGGTTGTTGCCCTGCGCAAAGACCATGGATGCAGCAATGCGAAGGGCTGCACCCGTTGTGCCTGTGTAGGTGATGGCGGTGGTGGTCCTTGTGAAATTGTAGGTTGACAGTAAACCGCTTTTGAGCGGGGTTGTCAACTTAACGGCCTGCCCTTGCGTCGGGGTAAAGTTTTTGGTTTCGTCAAGGTATAGGTTCGCAAAGCCCCGTTCCCGGTCAAGCGTTGCGGTGTCAGCGAGGTCGTCGAACAAGCCGCCCACACGGGATGCGGTGTTCGCCCCGGCAGCGGTTTCGTTGGTAATGGTTAATGCACTCGCTTGGAGTTCGCTTCGTGTTTGTACGCTCATTAGGCAAAGGTTGAGTCAAAGGTGAAATCAAAGACACCCTCATCGGATGCCCCGAAGACAGTGTAAGTGATTGAATTGGCGTAGGTGTTGAAGCCTATCGTTACGGTTTGTATAAATGCCAAGCCCGTTTCAACGACCGCCAAAGCAGCGGCAACCGTGCTATTGGTATCGTAAACTTCGTAACGATACGAGCCTGTTTCAAGCGACCCCACAGCAATTTGAAATCGGTCATAGCGGTTGGTATAAGATGACAGGTTTGCGGATTTCTGCAGGGTGAAATCGGTCGTGGTGTTCTTGGCAATGCTCGTAAGTCGCAAGATGTAGCGGTCCCCCGTGCTGGCTCGCTCGGTCCAAGTAACCGTCAGGGTGTTGGTCGTGTCAGGGTTCAGGTAAAGCATCTGCTTGTAAATGTGCGATGCCCCCGAATTTCACAATTTACGCCCAATCTGCCTGTATAGTTCGGCCCGCTTCTTGGCGGTTTCGACCACATTAAACCGTGATTTTATGTCCCTCGTGAGGTTGTCAGCCAAGCCCTTACGTAGGTCAGGGTCAAGG